GCAAGAGATCGCTGAACAGCGCCGGGAATTGGGCGAAAGGCTGGCCCAACAGTCTCAGGTGTCCGAACAGATCGTGCAGGCCAAGGCCCGCGTGGTCATGGTCGAGCAGCAACTTGCGGACTATGAGACGATTGATTGGGACGGCTGGGAACAACGGGTCTCCGCTTTTCGTGCTGCCGGGCAGTACGATCAGGCGCAAGAGGATGCCCTCGCGCTCCAAAGCGCCCTTCGCAAGCATCAAGCCTTGAAGGAAGCCCGCGCCGAGGCTGGGCAGTATGTCCAATCGGCGCAGCAGGAAGCCTCACTGGTCGCGGCACGCGAAAGCGCACGCCAGGCACAGGAAAGCATGGCTTACCTTGAAGCAAACAACATCGCCCTTACCCCTGATCTGGCTGGCAAGCTGATCCAGTTTGGAACGCAGTTTGGTTACAGCCCGCAAGAGCTAAACCAGGTCACTGACGCGCGTTTCATCGTGGCCATGCACCGGCTCATGGAGCTGGAAAAGGGCGCGAAGACGAACAAGGCCGTTCAACAGGGCCTCAAGGCTCAATCGGTGCAACCGGCGCAAAAGGTGCGCGGCGCAAACAGCGCCCCGTCCGGCAGGCTGGATGACCGGGCGAGCGTTGATGCCTGGATGAAGGCCCGACAAGCACAGGCCGCCCGCAAGCGCGGCTAACCCCCAATCAGCGTCGAGAGACGCCGACCCTCCCTTAGAAGGAACTTTTCGTCATGAGCAATGCGCTTCTGACGCCGACCGCCGTCACTCGCGAAGCCCTCCGCGTGCTGCACCAGAAGCTGACCTTCATCGGCAGCATCAACCGTCAGTACGACTCCAGCTTTGCCAAGTCCGGCGCCAAGATCGGCGATAGCCTGAAGATCCGCCTGCCGAACCAATACACCGTCCGTACGGGCCGTGTGATGGACGTGCAGGACACCAACGAAACCAGCGTCACGCTGCAAGTCGCCACCCAAAAGGGTGTTGACCTTGGGTTTACCTCGGCTGACCTGACCCTGTCTCTGGACGACTTCTCCAAGCGCATCCTGGAGCCCGCTATGGCGGTTCTCGCGGCTGCGATTGAGAGCGACGCCCTGAACATGCGCAAGGACGTTTACAACCAGGTGGACAACACCGCTGCCGCCATCACCTTCGCGAAGGTGCTGGAAGGCCGCAAGAAGCTGGAAGACGGCCTTACCCCGGCTGGTGGCCGCACGGCCCTGCTGAACACCCTCGACAACGCCCGCCTGGTGGACGCCCTCAAGGGTCTGTTCCAAGACGGTCGCGAGCTTGGGAAGCAGTACCGCGAAGGCTACATGGGCTACGCTTCGGGCTTTGAGTTCGCCGAAAGCACCCATCTCTCCACGCAAGAGCGCGGCGCGGGCAACGCCAGCTACGCCGTGACCACTACGGTGTCGGCGCAAGGGGCGACTTCGGTTGTCCTGAAGACCGGCACCGGCGCGATCAAGGCGGGCGAGATCATCACCTTCGGGTCGGTGTTCTCCGTTCACCCTGAAACCAAGGTCTCGACCGGCATCCTGCAACAGTTCGTGGTTACGTCGGACTACAGCGGCGGCGCTGGCACCATCAGCGTCTCCCCGGCGATGACCACGACCGGCGCTGCTCAGAACATCTCGGCCTTCCCGCAAGCTGACGCGGCCGTGACCATCTCCGGCACGGCTTCGACCAACTACGGGCAGTCGATGATGTATCACAAGGATGCGTTCACCTTCGCGACCGCTGACCTTGTGATGCCCAAGGGCGTCGATTTCGCCGCGCGCGAAGTCTACGACGGCATTTCGATGCGCGTCGTTCGTCAGTACGACATCAACAACGACCAGTTCCCGTGTCGTCTCGATGTCCTCTACGGCTACAAGACGCTTCGCGCTCAACTGGCCACCCGTCTCGCCAACTCGGCTTCGGTCTAAGGAGGTCACACAATGCCTGTTAAGCAACTCTCTGACGGCAACCCGGACGGCACTTCGCTGGGTCAAAGCGCCACGGACCTTATCGGTCTGCACGGCGCCACCCCCATCGCGCAGATGGCCGCCACCACGGCTCCGGCTGCGACCGCCGCGACCAGCTCGACCCCGTTTGGCTATAGCCAGGCCCAGGCCGACGCTATCGTCACCTGGATTCGGGCTGTTGATGCGCACCTGAAGCTCAAGGGCCTCATTGCGCCTTAGTAAGCGGCAAGGGGGGAGGGGCAACCTTCCCCCCGTTCGCGGGAGCCTGACATGGCGCTGACGACCTACAGCGAGCTTAAGACGTCCATAGCGTCATGGCTGCACCGCACTGACCTGACGGCGGTGGTTCCCGACTTCGTGACGCTCGCTGAAAAGGCGTTCGGCACGGGACCGGAGGCGATCAAGTCGCCCCGCATGATGACGCGGCTCGCGATCACCGTTGATGCGGAATATGAGGCGGTCCCGTCCGATATGGTCGGCATCGTGTCTCTGACGCTGACCACGAACACGGACATTTATCCGCTGGACAACGTGACGCCGGAGAGCCTCGCGTTCCTGCGTGCGACGACGGACATTCAGGCGGCGTTCCCGCGCTCGTTTGCGATGGTCGGCGATGACTTCCGTTACTCGCCGGTTCCCGATCAAGCCTACACGGGCGAGCTGGCCTACTATGCCGCAATCCCGGCGCTGAGCGATAGCAACGCGTCCAACTGGGTTCTGGCCAACTATCCCAACGTCTACCTCTACGGCTCGCTTTTACAGGCGGCGCCGTACCTGGTGGACGATGAGCGGGTCGGGCTTTGGCAACAGCTTTATCAGACGGCGCTGGCGGGGCTGATCGCCTCTGAGCGGCGGCGTCAGGGCGTGATGTTCACGCCGCAATTCACCGCAAACGACATCATCCCGACGCGGCGGGGCTACTTCAACATCACGACGGGGCTCTAAATGTCTCACTCTCCTCAAGGGGTGGCGGTTCTTACCGCTGTTCTCACACGCCCTGCCGATACGACGGCCTACACGGCTAACGATCTGGTTGCGCGTCAGACGGCTGTTGTGGCGGTCAACTCGCCTGCAATCGTCAACGCCGTGGCCATGAAGGGCGATGCGTTCCGGCTGGACCGGGTGCGGCTTCGCAAGTCCAGCATCTCGCTGACAAGCGCCAGCTTCCGGGTGCATTTCTTCGACCGGCTTCCGACGTGGACGGTTGGCGACAACGGCGCCGGGGGAGCGATTGGCGCGCTGGCGGTGGCTGACATGGCCGGGCACTGTGGGTTCGTTGACGTGACGATGGACCGGGCATCGGCCACTGCCGGGGCCTATGGCATGGCTAACCCGTCGTCAGGCGCGATCACCATCGCCCCCCAGGCTGACACGACCATTTACATCGCGGTGCAGGCGACGGCGGCTTACACGCCTGCCTCGGCTGAGGTGTTTACGGTTGACGTCGAGGGCATCCGTCCTTGACACCCGCGAGCATCATCCCGGTTTTCGGATCGCAGCGGCCTTACGCCGATCTGAACTTCGCGGGCGGATCATTTGGGCTGGACGGTCGGTCGGTCAGCGACCTGACTGCGCTTCCCGGCTTTACGTTCACCCGTGCGTCCCTCGCTATGGGCTACGACGCGACGGGGAAGCTGGTCTACGGGCCGAATAATCTGGGCTTGCAGTCGCAGACGTTCGGAACAGGGTGGAGCATCGTGCGGGCCACAGTTTCGTCGGACGCAATCGCAGCTCCCGATGGGACATTGACCGCCGACAAGCTAACGGAAGATACCTCCACTAATAGCCACTACGCGGCACAGACGATCACCGCACCAATCGGTCAGTCCCTGCCGAGCATCTACGTCAAGGCGGCGGGGCGGACGTGGGCCTTTGTGGAGTTTATCTCCGGCGCGACGGACAGGTACGCCTATATCAATCTGACCACTGGGGCGGTTGGCAACGGCAACGCCACGCCCACGGTAACGGACGCCGGGAACGGTTGGTGGCGCGTGTCGCTTCCGGTGGCGAGCCTCGCGGCGACCACTCAGATTTTTGTGTTTCTTGCATCGGCCAACGGGACATTCACCTACACGGGCGACGGCACGTCCGGCGTCTACCTCTGGGGCGCTCAACTCGAAGCCGTCACCTATCAGACGACGCCGAGCACCTACTACCCGACGACCACGGCGGCCTATTACGGCCCTCGCCTCGTCTACGACCCGGTAACGCTGGCCTCTCAGGGTATCCTCGTGGAAGAGGCGCGGACTAATCTGTGCTTGCAATCGCAGGACTTTGCGACGACGTGGACGCAAGACGCCGTAACAGTTACGGCCAATGCTACGACTTCGCCAGACGGCACGAGCAACGCTGACAAGGTGATCGAAACAGCGACAACCGCGAACCATCGCTTTCGCCAAATCGTCACGGTCAGTAACGCGACCGCATACACCTACAGCGTTTTCATTAAGGCGGGCGAGCGCACTTGGGCCTTTGTCGAGGTCATTTCTGGCGCGACAGACGTATTCTGCTACGTCAACCTATCGACGGGTGCGCTCGGCGGAACCATCAACGGGACTTGGACGGTCACGGGGGTGGGCAACGGCTGGCATCGGGTTTCCTGCACCTTCACAACGGCCACCACCACGGCGCAGGCGTTCAATCAACTGTCCACCGGCAACGGGGTTACGAGCTACGCAGGTGACGGAACGTCCGGGGCATTTTTCTACCAAGCCCAACTCGAACTCGGAACCGGAGCATCCTCCCCCATCCCAACCACAACAGCGGCGGTAACGCGGGCGGCGGATGCGGTGACGCTGACAGGGATTTCCGTCCCTAACCCGCACTCCATGGCCGCCGAATGGACGCCGGGCTTCGACAACGCTTCGGGCTTCCGCCGGGCGGTATCGCTGACCAATGCCGGGTTTACGTCTGAAGACGCAATTTACCAGCGCCACACGAACAACATTGTCCGCGCGTTCACCACGACGACGATGGACAACACCCTTGGCACGGGCAACGCGACCACGGCAAACAAGGCCGCTGTTCGGTTTGAGCTGAATAACGGCACGGGCTCGCTCAACGGCGCTGCGGCGGTTGCGCCAGACACATCAACCGACCCGACGACGGGTATCAACCGGATGGACATCGGGCAAACCGCAGGCGCGGCAAACCTGCTCAACGGCACCATCTCCCGCATCCGCATTTACAACACCGCCCTGCCGGATGCCCAACTGCAAAGCCTCACGACATGAGCTGGAATCCAAGCCTGATCGACGGGCCTATAACCGTCTACACCTACGGCGAGCCCGACGCTGATGGCGTCCGCCCTGTCACCGGGACCATTGAAGGCTATCACATCAACGTCGCTCCTTGGCTCGTGACTGAGGAGCTAGCGTTCTACGCCGTAGTCCCTGAGAACCCGGTTCGCATCTTCGCAGGCGGCTCAACCGGGTGGCTGAAGTTTCCCGATGAGGCGACGGCGCGGGTGCTGCTGGCTGACTACTGGATAGACGAATGAGGGCCGGGGATCTTGACCGCTCTTTGATCCTGCGGCGCCGAGCGGTCGGAAACAACGCACTAGGCGAGCCGGTCGAGACGTTCACCACCTTTGCCACTGCCCGCGCAAGCAAAGCCGACATCAGCGACGGCGAGAAGGTTCGGGCGCAACAGGTCGGCGCTGAGATCACTACGCGGTTTCAGGTTTATTGGTCGCTGAACTGGTCAACCCTCAACCCGAAGGACCGCGTTGTGTGCGACGGGC